CCGTAGTAGAAGGGACTACCATTGATCAAGATTTTGACTACAAGATTCGCTCTAATAAAGTTAAAACCCTGTAGTTTGTTCTTGATCGCAGGAGTCGTGAAATAGAGATTCCAAGGGTCAACACTAAGTTTTAAACCTGGTGTATCATTCTCTGTCCAACGGTACTGAAAAATGACTGTCGGACGTTTCAAGAAATCACCCAATTCATATGGAATCTTCTGATGTGAAGCAACCTTATCAAAAGGACTGGACATGTCCAGAGTATCTGTATCAGGTTCATTCACAAAGAATGTTGTCTGCTCTTTTTGATCCACACTCTCAGCAGCAGTATCTGGAATGTGATTGTCGGCATAATTGCCAGTTAGATTTTGAGAAGTGGCGAGTCGTTGTTTGTCAGGCTCACATATTAACTCATCTATGTGGGCCTTACTGTCTTCTTTTGAATCCAGCTCCATTCTTCCATAAATATGGATTTCGAGGAACGCTCTAGCAGGAATTACAACTGAAGAATCCATTCTCCTCAATGATTGCAAGACAGGAGGTTCATTGAGGCAGTCACTATTCTCAGAGGCAGCATTTTGGTTCGGACCTTGCTGACAGGCCACGTAGCTATTACTAGCTGTGTGAAATCTCTCGGTGTACCCATCCCAGTCCAAATAGGGATACCGTTTGATCTCGTACTCCAGGCGAGGACTCTTCTCAAGTTTGTTCACAAAATCAACAAACTCTTCAAAGAAATCTCTACCATGAAAGTATGCTTCAGCGACAGCAGCACAAATGGACTGAGCTAACTGTTCTGGTTTGGAGCACCCTCTACTCCTGACGTTTACAGTCAACATTTTAAATATTGTGTTAACGTCTATAGGGCCGATGATGGTTTGAAGTTCTAATGAATAAACAAACTTTCTTTTCAGGAAAGGAGCATCATGGAGACTAATAAATGGTACTGATTCAGCATCTTTCTCAGCCATGGTGTAATCCAGGCCAAGTTTTTTCATCTCCTCTTGCACACGTGTGTGATTTAGCAAGAGACGCTCTGTTGATACTGTAAATACGTGATCATCTCCCAAAGAAATGATTGCAACGTGTTCAAAGAAATCTGTAACTGTCTTGTATATAATACAATAAATGTACATAATATAGACAATTGATACCAGACAATTCAACAAAGTCGTCATTTGATGTCCTGACACTTCTCCTCCCATCATCGAGATGAGCATTCCGAAATAATCAACTGAAGGGTTAACCATGTCTTCCACAATAGTGTAGTACATTATCAACTCCTCAGGAGACAGAGTTCCAGCAATCTCGTAGAACCTGATGATCATGTGCATGACTCCTTTCAACAAAACTAATTGCATCTTCTTGTCATAGAAAACATGATCACCTGCAACCGCAGTATGTATCCCGAACTTGGACAAATGGACAAAAATTTTGTTCCAGTCTGTACTGTGTGGATTCAGTCCAATGGCAACACCAAAAATGAAAGGATTCCTCTGAACAACTCTGCAAAAGCCCATGAAGCACATTCTCACCAGAATGAGGAAATCTGCTGGACAGCAGAAAAACACTCTTGTTTTGCACATCTTAAACTTTTTCAAAGAAACGGGTTCGTCTTTCAAAGAAGCACTGAATACAGGATGGATTCTGACACCGTGCAACAATCTTCTCATCCTTTCTTCTATGCGTTCAACAATTTCTGGAGTGAAAGTCACACCATCTTGGAAACGCAAATCTTCCAAAGGGACGCAAAACTTCCTTTTTGTTGTTCTCCATGGGTAGCCCATACTTGTTGACTTCTTGATTGCATCAACATAAGTCATACCAGG